CTTGTATAGCCATGTTCTGTTCTAAAATCCCACATTTCTAACCATATATCTTCATCCCATAACCTTACTGTTTTGAAAGGATTAGCCATAAATATCACCACCTTTTAATTAATACAAATGTTATTACGAACGTTATATAGTATTACTAAAAATGTGATCTGTTTTAATAGCCAGAAGCTACTAGTTCACAGATCCGTTTTAAAAATACATATAAATATAACAGATCGAATGTTTCTATCAAATGATTGTGGGGTTTTTAAATGAAATACTATTTACTTTTTAAATAAAATATAAATTAGAAAAAGGCTTATTACAAGCCTTTTTCCATCTAATCTATTTTATCCAGTTTTTTAACTTTCTTACTTTTCCAATCTATAACTATCTTCTAACTATCTAATTTTAATAAAATTCGAAAAAATATTCCATTTTTTAATGTAAATTTATCCACTTTATAAAATCCCTGGTTTATTTTAATTCTATTATCCTTAATAACATATCCCATAGCTTCTAATACCGATTCAGCCGATTTATAACCATAAATTCTAACTTCTTCATCTGTCATTATAACAATTTCTTTTGTCAATTCATTAACTTTAACATACTTTCCATCAAATCTACGCATCTATTTACCTTCCTATTATTTCTAATATTATTTCATTAACAACTTCTATTGTATCTATATATCCCAATTTCCATAAATCCCGAATAATCTTTTCCAAATCCAATATTAACTTTTCCTGTTCTTCTGTTCCTAAGAATACCAAATCACATTCAGCCTTTAGATCTTTACCGAATAAATCACTATCATTATCATTTTTCCATATTCCATTATAACATACAACCATAATCATATCCCCTTTTCATCCAAATTAATCCAGGTTCGTTCTAATTTAATAAGCTGATATCATACACATATATTTTCTAATACTGCTATAGATAATCCTAAATTCCATTGTTGTCTAATTGTCATATTCATGTATTTTATTCTTGTTTCTTCATCAATATTATCATCATATCTTGGTCTAAATAAAGAATCTAATTTCTTTTGTAAATCCATATTTTGTTCTTTGTATTCACCATTTAAATATCCAGTTTTATTAAAGCTTTTTATAGTTAGTTTTGTTCCTTCTTTTACTAAATTATATCCTATCTTTTCATCACTATAAATTCCATTTAATGTATAAATTGTATCCAATATTGTTATTTTCATATTCATTACCATCCTTTTAAATTAATTTAATTAGTTTATCTAATATTATTATACTAAATCTGATTGCGTTTGTATACTGTTTTTACTAAAAATATTCTTTGTTTTTAAAGAATTTAGAATGTTTAATTTAATTTAGCGATATAATTATCATCTACATAATTATTATACATTATTTTCTTTGTTTTATTATATTTTATTAGAAATAAGTAAAAATATTTTTAAAGGATATAATATATCGGCTATTTAATTAGAAAGAAAAATATTCTTTGTTTTTAAAGAAAATAAAGTGAATAAAATACGTTCTGATATGTATTATATATATAAATAAAATAAAGGGGATCGAACGATGGAAAAATTAACAGGATTAGAAAAGGAAACGATTATTAACTACAACGAAGGTGAAACAATAGCCAACATTTATACATATGATAAGAAGATAATAAATAAGATGTTGAAAGAAGGAATACAACCTATAGAATCAGATGGGTTTGGTGGATATACATATGAAATCCCGAAGAAATATATTAAGATAAGGATACCACGTAAATTAACTGAAGAAGAAAGAATAAAGGCACAATCTAAAGCACAAAATATGCGTTCAAAAAGATTAGAAAACAAAGATATTTAGGAATGGAATAAGGAAAGGCGATATAATTATCGTCTTTTTTTATGTTAAGATAATCTATTAGAAATAAAATGATATTCTATTCGGGTTCGGGTTAATATATCCTGGTTTTCCTGGTTCCAGAATAAGATTAATATTATGGGATGATAAGATATTAAGTTAAGTAATTCTATGTGTTGTGGATGATGTGATGATGGTTGTGATATGTTATATTAGTTATTATGATTAACTATTATGATTAGCCCCCAAAAGTTATAGGATAGGTGGGTGGTTTCTTTCCCCAAAATTTCACCAAAAATCCAGTTTTAAATAACTTAGTATTTACTTTAGTGTTATAGAACTTTCTTTCCCCAAAATTTCACCAAAAATCCAAAAATCCAAAATTTCACAGTTTCTGGACCTTCAGTATTTCATTTTAGTATTATTCTTTATTATTTAGTATTATTATATAACGTTAATTAATTCAGGTGGTGGTAAATAATGAAAAATACAAATAAATCTATGACACAATTAACAATACAAGAACAAACATTTGCTTATAAATATATAGAAACTTTAGATGAAAAAGAATCTGCCATTTATGCTGGTTTTGATGCTAAGCGTGCTAAACATATTGGCAATAATTTATTAAGTTTACCACATGTACAATTATATTTAAGTGATTTATTAGATAAAAAAATGGGTTATTTAGATGTAACAATAGGTGAAATAGTAAATGAATTAAAAAAAATAGCCTTTTCTAAAAAAGAAAACACTAATACTAGATTAAAAGCTTTAGAAATGCTAGGACGTTATAAAAATATGTGGAATGACCAAAAAACCATAGTAGTAAATCAAAATCCATATCAAAATTGGTCTGAAGAAGATATAGAAAAAGAATTAAAACGTTTGGAAAGTATACCAGTTAGGGAAGATACTATACCCACTGATATTTTCGAAGCTGAAATAATAGAAGGTGATGAAGATGTTGAATCCTGGTAAACAGGAAATTACAGGTGATAGATTATTATTATTAAGGCAAGCAGCAATTCTAAGGGCTAGACGTTCATTCTGGGAATTCTGTAAATTATTACATCCAGAATTTTATAAAGATACCCCTAAACACGAATATTTATATCGTTTATGTGATATCCTAGAAAAATTATACCGTGGTACTTTAATAAACCCTAAAACTGGGCAAGTTTGTAGAAATTTAATTACTTGTTTACCACGTAGATGGGGTAAATCATTTACCTATACTTTGTTTGAAGCTTGGTGTTTAGGACAAAACCCATTAGAACTTCTGATTACTATTTCCTATAATGCTGAACTTGCTACTGACTTTTCTGTTGCTGTACGTAATAAAATACTTGAAGAATGTGATGACCCTAGTAAAATTATTTATTCTGATATATTTCCAATGACCAAAATGGCTAAAGGTAGTAAAAGTGTTCTAAAGTGGCGTTTAGATGGTTCACCTAGAAACAATTACTTAGGTACTGGGGTAGATGGTACTTTGACAGGTAAAGGTGCTACTATATTAGTAGTAGATGATTTAATTAGAAATGCTAAAGAAGCTTATAATGACCAAGCTTTAGAAGACCATTATAAGTTCTGGACTGGTTCTGTACTTCAAGTAGTTGAAAATAATGGTATTAAAATAGTTAATTTTACTAGATGGCGTAATGAAGATTTAATAGGTAAGATACTAAATGGACCTACCGGTGATTCTTGGTATTTATATTCAATAGAAGCCTGTATCAATGGTGAAATGCAATGTCCACCTAGTATATTAAGTTATGAATCTTATAAAGCTTTAGAAGCTGAAATGGATCCTTTAATATTTAGGGCTAATTATCATCAAGAAACAGTAGATTTCCAAGGTAGGCTATATGATTTAAAAACTTATGATTTGTTACCTAAAGAATGTGATAAAACTGTTTGTTTAGTTGACGTAGCTACTAGTGGTAATGATTATTTGTGTGCTATTATTGCTAGGGTTTGTAATGGTCAAGCTTGGATAACAGATGTTATACATACCCAAGAAGATACTGAAAAAAGTGAAATAATGTTAGTAGATGCTTTAATTAAAAATGAAGTAGATGAATGTATTATTGAAAGTAATTCTGCTGGTGGTTTATTTGCTAAAAATATAAGCAGAAGATTACAAGAAAAAATGATATGGAATATTAATATCGAAACTTTTTTCCAAAGTAGCAACAAAACCACTAGAATATTAACAGCTTCATCTATCGTTAATAAAAGTATATTTGTACCCTATGATTGGAATAAATGGAAAAGTTTTTATCGTGAAATACAAGGTTATCAAAAAATGGGTAAAAATAAACACGACGATGCTGCTGATACTATATCTTTGTTAGCTGAAAGACTTGATGGTAGTATAGGTGCTAAATTCGTTGAACTTTGGTAATATTATATGAAAAGGTTTAATAAAAAATAGGGGGTATAATATGTTATTTAATTTAGATTTTTTAAATACTGGTGAAATATGGCCACCAAGAAGTGAAAATGAAAGACTTGAAGAATACGAAGAAAATACTAATATTTATAACTGTGAATGGGAAAAAGTAGATGATTATAAAGAAAATTTTAAAAGAATTAAAGATTATATGGATCCTAAAAATAAAGTAAAAATAATTACTTTACCTTTAGCTAGGGATTATACTGAAAAAGCAGTTAATCTTACTTGGAATAATGTAGAATTTAATTCTATTGATAGTAACAATTGGGATATATTAATAGAAAAATGGAAAGAAAGTCAACGTGATATTATTAGATACGGTTGTACTGTTATTAATAAATTTATTAATGTTGATGGTAATTGGGATTTAAATATTATTAAACCACAATTATGGTTTCCAGTGGTAGAAATAGATAATATTAAAAACATTAAATATCATGTAATAGCTTATCCATCTGTTTATAAAGGTAAAGATGTATTAAAAATAGAAATACACAGTAAAAATGAAATAGTTTATAAAACTAAATTACTTAAATATGATTATATTGGTGCTGAAATAGAAGAACTTACTAAACAAGTGGATATAAAAGATTGGGATGTTTATTCTATTTCTAATACTAATGATATTTATGGTAGAAGTGAATATGAAGATTTAAACGATTCTATGATTGAAATATTTGTTAGATTAAGTCAAACAAGTTTTATATTAGATAAACATGCTTGTCCTATATTGTCCGTACCTGAATCTGCCGCTACACCTAGACGTGATGGTAGTTGGTTTTTTAAAATGACTAATATATTATTGCGTAAAAATAATACTGATCCACAACCTGAATTTATTACTTGGGATGGTAAATTAGAAAATAGTGAAAAAATGTTAGAATTTTATTTTAAACAATATTATGCTAAAACTTTAGGCGCCAGTATTATGGGTAGTGATGCTATAACTGTTGCTAATATTAGTAGTGATACTTTACGTGAATTTAATAAAATAGCTATTACTAAAATAAATAATTTTAGAACTATTTATAAAGTACAACTTAAAAAAATATTAGAAACTATTACTGGTGAAGAATTTGAAGTAGAATGGGAAGATTTATTTACAGACACAGAAAAAGAAACAATGGAAAGAATGAAATCCAGATTAGAAACTGGAACTATATCTAAAGTTCGTGCTATAATGATTTTAGAAAATTGTACTTTTGATGAAGCTAATATCATTTATCAAGAAATATTAAATGAAAATAAAAATAGTGATAATACAAAGGAAATAGAAATCTAATTTTTTGGTAATATTATATAAAAAGACGTGATGTCTAAAAATAGGGGGTTTTCCGGGATGGAAGAACTTAATCAAGAAAATGTAAATTCAACTAGTACACAACCCAGTAATAACGAACCAATAAAATCCACCACAACTACTAAAGAAGTTAAAGTTTATGATGAAGACTATGTTAAAAGACTGAAAGATGAATCAATAAACAGAAGACTAAAATTAGATGAAAATGAAAAAGTATTGAAGGAAACTTTAGGCGTAGACTTTGATTCTTTGGGAACAGTTAAAGAAAAATTGGATAAACTTAATATTTTAGAAGCACAGCAAAAAGCTGTAGAACAAAAATTATTAGACACTGAACTTAAGTTATTAAGTGAAAAATATAATACTAAGTTACTAAATGCTGTACTTGATAAAAGTAAAATAAGTTTTGAAAATTTAGAAATTAAGGGTTTAGAAGAACATATTAAAGAACTAGAAACTGAATTTCCAGAAATATTAAAGAAACCAGAAGCAACAGGACAAAACTTAAATCCAAGTCAAGTTAATTCATCAAGAACAGAACATCAAGAAGCTATGGATAAAGTAAAAAATAACAAAATTAAAACTAACCAAGATATCAAAAATATCTTTTTAGCAAGGGAAAAAGACTAAATTTAAATTTTATAGGGGGTAAATATTATGGCTTACACAGGTAGGGATGATAATAATTACATTGGCGAATTATATATCGTAGGACAAAACAAAACACCATTACTTAACGCAATTGGTGGAATAAATGGTAATAACGCAAGAATTACTAATAGCTTTACACACCCAATGTCACAACCAGTATCTTTGGCACCAGCTTCACAACCAGCTATTACTGAAGATGCTTCTGTAGCTGCTGGTACTGCAGTAACTTATTCAAAATCACAAGTATTTAATACTTGCCAAATTTTTAAGAAAGATTTTGAAGTATCTTACGCTAAACAAGCAACTTTTGGTGAACTTTCTGGTTTAAATCAAGAAGGTGTTAACCCAGTTAAAGATGAAAAAGCATTTCAAAAAATGATGGCTTTGAAACAAATCGCAGTAGATTATGAATACAGTTTAATCAACGGTGTATACCAATTAGGTTCTGCACATGACGTTGCTGCTAAAATGAAAGGTGTTTTAACTGCTGTTACTACTAATACTTTAGCTGCTGCAAATGCTGCTATATCAAAAGCAATGATTAATTCAGTTGTTAAATCTATGGCTGATAATGGTGCACCGCTTGAAAACATCGTAATGTGTGTTAACAGTTTCCAAAAACAAGCTATTACAGCTTTATATGGTTACCAACCAATGTCAGTAAATCAAGGTGGATTAAACATCCAAGTTATTGAAACTGACTTCGCACCACTACAAATCATGTATGTGCCTAATATGCCTACAACTGCAGTATTATTTGTTGATATTAACTACTTGTTCCCTGTATTCTGCCCAGTACCTAACAAAGGTTTACTATTTGCAGAAGACCTTGCACAAGTTGGTGCTTCAATGAAGGGTCAAATCTTCGGTATCATGGGAATAGACTACGTACACGAATCATTCCACGGTTCAATATCCGGATTAAAGAATTCTTAAGTTAAGTAAAATAGGGGGTAGGATATATCCTACCCTTAATTTTTAATAAGGGGGAAAAGTTAATGGAAATGAATATATTTGATCCTAACGTTCGTGAAAATATAGAAAATCTAATAGATGGTGATATATCTTCTGGAATAGTAGTAGCTTCAGAACTAAGTGGTGCAATATCTACTGAAGTATCTAACAGAAATGTTGCTATAAATTCAGCTATAAGTACTGAAGTTGTTAATAGGGATTTGGCTATTTCTACTGAAGTATCTTTAAGGGATTTAGCTATAGAATCAGCTGTAAGTACTGCAATGTCTGTACATATAGCTACTGAACACGGAACTTAATTTTAAAATAAGGGGGTAATTTAGATGCCTGACGTAATTAAGACTTTAAATGCTGGATTAGCTTACGTTGCTGGATTGTTAAATAGTTCTTCAATGAAATATATAGCATGGGGTACAGGAACTACAGCGGCAACTGAAGCCGATACTGGTTTAGAAACACCAGGTGCTGAAGATAGAACAGCTGGCACACAATCATTAGTAACAACTAACACTACAAATGATACTTACCAAGTAGTTGGAACTATAACTTGTACTGGTTCTAGTAAAGCTATAACTGAAGTTGCTATATTTGATGCTGCTAGTAATGGTACAGCTATTATGCGTGCTACTTTTGATGCTATAAACGTTAATGTAGGGGATTCAGTTTCCTTCACGATAAAATCTGTAGTTGATCAATCTGTATAATAAATAATTTAATAAAAGCTTAGGAACATTTCCTAAGCTTTTTTATTGCTTAAAAATTAGTAATATTATATATATTAAAAGGGGTGATAAAATGGCAGCAAGTTTTCCAAATAGTTTAAAAACATGGACACCAGTTGTGGATACAGTAACAGATATGTTAGGTTCACAAATAAATACTTTATATGATGAAGTAACTGCAATAGAAACTAAATTACGTGAAGGTGATGATGGAAAATTCTTAGGTATAAGTTCCGGTGTTCCTACTTGGCAAAATGTTGTATCTGAATCAACTAATGTAGAAACTTTATCAACTACAAAAACTTTAGTTGCAACAGATGCTACGTGGCAATTTTTAAATCCAAATGGTGCAAGTAGGGATATAAATTTACCAACTGGTTCTGCTTCATGTTTTAAATTTTATTTTAAAAATACAGGTGCTACTGACTTTAATTTAGTAATTAAATATAGTTCTACAACTTTAATAACAGTTAGGTATAATAGTTCAATTGTTTGTATGGTATGGAATGGAACTACCTGGATAGCAACTGGGTTTAATACAACAGTTAATTTAGGTAATTCTAGTTATGCTATTGGAAGTGGTGTAGCTATAGGTGATGGAACAGTTGTTCCTGGTGGAACTGGTGTTGCTATAGGTAAAAATTCATCTGCTAATGATAGAACTGTCGCAATAGGTGAAAGTATAAATGCACAAGCTTCAGGACAAACATATGGACAAATAGGAATCGGTTATTCAGCTACTATAAATTCATATGGTATTGCTATTGGTTATACTAGTAAATCTAATTATAATAATTATGGCGGAACTGCTATAGGTTATAATGCTAAAGGTGGAAATGCTAATAATACTAGTAGTTATGCTACTGTTGGTGGTGGTGTTTCTTTGGGTGCTTATTCTGGCGCTGATTCTGGTTCTGGTGATCCTGGTGTTAGTATAGGTTCAAATGCAAATGGTACTTCAACAGGTGTTGCTTTAGGACATTATTCTTTAGCTACTGGATATGGTGTTGGATTAGGTGCTAGAACAAATACTAATAGTAAAAATTATGCAATTGCTAAAGGTTTTTATAGTAAATGTGAAAGATGGAATGAAGAATGGAAATGTTCTGATGGTGCTTCAACTAATAAATATGGTAATGGTAATTTAAATTGGCATGGTGTAACAACAGATGTTACGGAAACAGAAATATTTTTAGGTGGAACTAGTAATCAAAGGGCAACGGTTTTAGCTTCTTCAGCTTTTATGTTTAAATTTACTGTTATTGCTTATAATGTTACTGATAATGTAGGATCAACTTGGAATATTATGGGTGGAATAAAAAGGGATGCTTCAAATAATACTTCATTAATAGGTTCAGTATCTAAAACACAAACATCATTTGACGTTGCTGGCGCTGCCTGGGATGTAACTGTAACTGCAGATGATACTAATGAAGCTTTAAAAGTAACAGTAACTGGTGCTGCTGGTAAGACTATAAGATGGAATATACATGCAATCACTAGTGAAGTAAGATTTTAATTAAGGGGGATTTAAATATGGGAATGCAAATTTCATTAACACAAGATGAACAAGGTTATGATGTAATTAATCCTTATATAAGAATAGAAAGAATAGACACAAATAAAGATAGTTTTTATGTTTTATTAGGTTTTTATAAATCACAAAGTGATGTTGGTGAAAAATCACCTTTTAAATATTATTCTAATTCTTTTAATAGATTAGATGTTGCCGGAAATATCTGGTCACAAATTTATACTGGATTAAAGATATTACCTGAATTTCAAGATGCTATAGATATAATATAAGGTGGTGGAATAATTGGCTAATGTTTATGCTTATCCTTATGGGAATACTAAAATAAGCACAGCACAATATAAATTTGGTAGTTCATCAATTTATTTTGATGGTAATGGTGATTATTTAGAAATAGGTCCGGTTACTGAATTGGACCTTAATAATTATGATTGGACTATAGAATGGTGGGAATATAGAACTGGTGTTGCTGATGCTGAATCAACGATGACTGGGTTTTATGATTCTTCAAATTATAATTTTATATTAAATTATCCTGAAAGTACTATTTATACTAATCATTATTTTAGATGTACTGATGGTACCACTGTTTCATGGCGTTATAAATCTGGTGCACCTGTAACTAATTCTTGGACACATTATGCTGTTGTAAGAAGTGGAACACACATATATACTTATGTAAATGGAATCAGGGTTGATGATAATACTACTATAGGAACAAAAACTATTAGACCATTTACATTTCTTAGAATAGCTAGACATTATAATAACACAGATTCTAATAATTATGAAGGTTATTTAGCTGAATTAAGGTTTTCTATAGGAATAGCTAGATATACTGGTGCTAGTTTTACTTTACCAACTGAAAAATATACTAAAGATTCTTATGACAAATTTTTATTTCATTTTGAAGGTACAAATAATTCTACTTTCTTTTTAAATTCGGTAAATGATTATCCATTAGTTACTAGTAATGGTGTTATAAATTCAACTACACAATATAAATTTGGAACCGGTTCATTATATTTTAATAATAATGGATGTTATATACCAAATATACCAAGATATGTATTAAAAGCAGTTACAAATGAAAATTTTTGGTTTTATACTATAAGTTTTTGGTGGCGTCCAGGTAATGTTACTGATAAACAGGTATTATTTTCACATAGGGCTAATGGATCTACAAATAATACTATGGTTTTAAATTATGAAAATAATAGCGGAACAAAATTATTAAGGCTTAAAGTCTATAATGCAACTGGCGATGGTGTTTATTCAGAATTTACTAAAGATGCTAGTTCATTAAACACTGACACTTGGTATTTTATAACAGTAGAAAAAAATGACCATTATCATTCTATATGGATAAATGATTCAAGAACTTATAATGCTGGTGCTGGTAATTTTGAAGTTTATCATTCATCTGAACCATTTAGAATAGGTTATGACGTAGGTGATTTATCAAGTTATCCATTATTAGATTCTTACATAGATGATTTTAGGGTAAATGCCGGTGTAAGAATAATACCCAATGTACCTACTTCAGAATTAGTTTATAATAATACTGATGTTTTAGCTTTATTAGGTAATGGCACTAATAATTCACAAGTTATATTAAATACTTTAACTGAAAATATTGCTTCCATTATAACTTCAGTTTCACCTTTAGATAATTCTTATATATTTACCAATAATACTAATCTAGTTATAAATTTTTCAGCTTCAGTAACTGCTGGTACCGGCAATATTATTATTTATAATAGTTCTGATGATACTATATTTCAAACTATAGCAGCTAATAGTGGGAATGTAACTGTGAATGGTTCTGAAGTTACAATTTCACATAATAATTTTGTTGTGGGTAATGATTATTATATAAAAATTGATGCTACAGCTTTTATAAACTTTCCTGGTATTTCAGATAAAACTACTTGGAATTTTGGTATTAGAACTGCATATTCTAAAAATATAGTAAACAGTTTTAAAACATTAGGACAAGCTATTAAAGGTAAAGTTGCCGTAAAATGGGGAACTGGACTTAAATGGGGTGATGGAACTAAATGGGGACAAACTGTTAGTTTCCAAGAATATTTTAAAAATTTAACTGCTAATTTAAAATTAAGTGCTAATAAAAATATTGGAAGATTTAAAAATTTAGTAAATAATTTAAGTATTAGCGATTTAATAACAAAAATATCTGGTGGCACTATAATTAAAACACTTACAACTTCATTAAATTTTACACCTGGATATAAAAAATTAAGTTCTACTATAAATACAACTGATGAAGATTATAGGGCAACTGTAGTTTTTGCCAATAATAAAATATTAGAAGTATATGATAAAGGTTATAGTGGTTCACCAACTTATACTAGGGTTTTATATGGTAAAATAGGAACTTATAATGGTAATGATATAACTTGGGGTAATGAACAAACTTTATTCAGTACTAATAATATTTCAAATTTAAATAGATTAAACCTAACTAAATTATCTGATAATAAAGTAGTTATAGGTTATAATTATCAAGCTGTTTCAAGTGCTAGAATATTAACTATTAGTAATGATATTATAAGTTGGGGTGGATCACAAACTTTTAAAACTGGTTCTTCTTATGGAATATCAGAACAAATTAGAATTTCTGATTCCAGATTTTTAGTAGTAGATGATTATTATCAACCACAAATATTCCTTTGTGATGTAAGTGGAACTACTATAACAAAAACTACTAATACTACTGGTTTAGATTCTTCTGTTGTTAGTTTAACTAAATTAGATACTGATAAATATTTAGTGATTTGTCCTTTTGGTAAATTATACGGAAGAATATTGACTATTGATGGAAACACTTTAAATATAACTAATAGACAAGAATTATCAGCTGAAAATGTAAAATCAATTACTATAGATGGTGTATCTTTAACAGGTATATCTTCAATAGATACTACTACTAATAATGCAATAGTTTGTTATAATCAAAGTGGAACTTATAATTTAAAAACTATATTAGTTAATAATAATAGTGGAACTTTATCAGTAACATCAACAACAACTGTCGATTCTACTTCAGTTAATAAATGGTATACTTCTTTAAATAAAATTGATTCTAATAATCTAAGATTAATTTATAGTACTTATGAAGATAAAAAGATTAAAGAATGTATTTTAAATAATAATAATTCTATACAATCTAATAGAAATTTATTTGAAGAAATAAATACAGTGACAATAAATAATTCAGTTGAATTAAATCCAGATTATTATATTAGTTATGAAGTTAATGATACTACTACTTATTCTAAAATAGTGAACACTGCTAAATCTATTAATTTAATAAAAAATACTAGTAAATTTATTAGTAAAATGTTTAGTATAAATAATTTAGTGAATTATACTAAAATACTTAGTAAATTAATTACAAATACTATTAAAATCACAAATAGTAAAATAAATAGTATTAATAAAAAAGTTAATAATTTAGTGAATCTAAATAATATTAAAATAGTCAATATATCTAAAAAAATAATTAGTAATTTTAAAATATTTAATTTATTTAGTTTTAGTATGAATATTTTAAAGACTTTGATAAATGACATAAAATTGAATAATTATTCAACTTATACAAAGAATTTAAATAAATTTATTTCAAATAATATTAAAATATTAAATTTAAAAACTATTAACTTGACTAAAAATATACTTACAAATATAAAATTACTAAATAATATAAGCTTCTTTAATGTTTTTACTAAATTAATATCAAATTCATTAAATTTATCTTCAAATATTTTAAGATTAGTAGATAAAAAAATTACAGATAATATTAAATTATTAAATTTAAAAACTATTAACTTAATTAAAACTATAAATGTTAATTTAAAATTATTTAATAACTTAACTAAAGCTACAAATAAATACCTGAATATTCAGATAATCAATTCAAATAATTTGATTAAAAGTATAAACAAAAGTATTATTAATACAATTAATTTAGAAGGTTTTAAAATCGTTAATATATTGAAAAATATTAGTACAGATTTACAAATACATAATGAATTACAAGCATTAAAAACTTTACATAAATTATTTGTACTTTATTTAAAACAAGATAACTTTATTCAAAAAATAACTGGTAAAACTATTAATTTAGATATTAAAGTATTAAATAATTATATTAAAAATATTTACAAAAACACAATTATAAATTTAAATTTTGCACATTTTAAAACTTCAGAAATATTTAAAAAAATTCAAAATAATATTAATTTAAGTTATGTATTATTTAAATTTATTAACAGGATTAAAAATTTAACTAATAATTTAAGTTTAAGTAATTCTAAAACTATTAATTTATTCAAATATGTAAATACAAATATTAAATTAATTAAAATAAAAACTATTTACATAGATAAAATAATATTTAATAATATTAAATTAATTAAAATAAAAACTATTTACATGAATAAATTTATTAACAACAATTTAAATATTAATAATTTGTTGAATTATACTAATATATTTAGGAAATTAATTGTAAATAATTTAAGTGTTTTTAATCAAAAAAGTGTTTTGATTTCAAAGAATATTATAAGTAGATTTAAAATATTTAATAATTATATCGCTAGATTAATTAATAAGTCAGGAAGAATTAGAAATGAAATAATGTCTAGAATAAAAAGTAAAGGACCTGAAAGTAGAACAGAAAAATCAGATATTAATTCAAGAACTAATAGAAAAGATAATGATAGTAGAACAAATTATTAAAGGGGATATATATCCCTTTTTTAATTTATTAGTAAAACTTATTCTAATAAACCCTTACTAAGGTAAGAAATTTGATTTCATGTTCTATATATATATAATAGAACATGAAAAAAAAGCCTTACCTGATTAAACTTATTCTAATAAACCTTTACTAAATAGCTAGAAAAATTAGTAATATTATATAATAAAAAGGATGGTGATAAAATGGTTGAAAAAGCTTTGATAGGACAATCTATAGAAAAAATTTATACTTTTGTTTCAAAAACAGATGGCATAACACCTATAGATGTAACTAATCCGGTATTTAGGGTTTATGATTATAAAATGGTACAAATAGGAACAGATTTAGATTTATCTGGATATAGAACTGATGTTGGAACTTATATATTTTGGTATACTGTACCTAATAAAACACCTTATATTTATTTAGAAATATCAGCAATAAATAACGGTGATCCAGATTTAAGACGTGAAACTTTAGAAACTGTTTTTAGTTTTGATAATACTAATGTTGGATTAATGCCAGAACATACACAGGATGTTAATACATACATAGAAATAGATGATGCTAATATTTTAGCAGCCCAAATAATGAATGCTGAATCGTGGTACCAGGCATCAACTGATGATAGAATACGTTCTTTAATTCAAGCTACTATACATATTGATAGTGAAATGTGGCAAGGATATAAAATGGTATTAACACAAAAATTACAATTCCCTAGATACCTTCCAATTTCAGAATGGGATTATAACATAAATACTTCTGATACTGATTTAGTTAAATTAGCTTGTGTTCATGAAGCTATTGCCATATTGAATGGTGATGCTAAAATAAGAAGTGATTTAAAACATTATGGATTAAAAGAAATTGAAATAAATAAAAATAGGGAAATATATTTTCCTGGTTCAGAATACAAATTATATTCAGTTGAAGCACAAAGAATTTTAAGGACTTATTTATTAACTTCTTTAAATAGTGAAGCTTAAGGGGTGAACCATAATGTATAATATGTTTAAAAAAGATAAGATTTTTTTAAAACAAGTATTAGATTGGGATAAAGATGGTAAACCTATTTATAATATGATTATCATTAAAGGTAAAATAATTAATGGTTCAAATATAAAATATAGTGCTGATAATGATGTTTTTCAATCTAATCTAAACTTTACAACTATTTTTAAATGTAATCCTGGTGATATATTTATCATAGAAGATAAAGAATATAAAATACTTTGGTTTGAAGAAAATACGTTAATTGATGGTAAAATTATAGATACTACTTATTATTTGTGATTATTTAGTAATATTATATAATAATTATCGTGGTGGTTAATTATTAGGGGTGATAACATGAATGACTTAGATTCTAGAATTCCACAATTTATTGACTTTTTACAAAGTATTATTAATGAAGAAATTAACAAATGTGCTGAAGGTATCTACAACGATACACAACAGGCATGTCCAGTTATAACAGGTGCGTTGAAAGCTAGTGGTTATAATTTACCAATCTTTGGTGGTAGAAAAGTAGGTTATGATATTAGATACGCAATCTGGGTTGAATATAGACGAAATTTCTTCAGACCAATAGTATTAAAATGGGAACAGAAATTGCCAACAGAAATTGCTAACAGAATAAACTTTTTCTTAGGGGGTTAAAAGATGTCATTATTACATGATATAAGGGATTTAATATTAGATATAGAACCAAATACTTATACTACTAATCTTCCACAAAACGCTGTAGATAATGTTTGTCTTATATCATCTATTGATGGTAGACCACCTATTGAAGATTTAGAAAATATAATTTTTAGAAATCCATCAATTAAAATATATATTCGTGATTTAGATTACGATAATGCTATTTTAAGAATGGAATCAATAATAACTTTATTACATAATATAAATAATGAAGTGGTTATAGCAAAAGTAAATATGGAAAGTGATATATTATCGTTAGGAAATGATGAAAAATACAGAAGTGAAATATTTTGTATATTTTCAGTAATAACACAATAAATAATTTTTATAGGGGGAATTAAACATGTCACAAAATGCAAAACTTGGAAAGGGTTCAACCTTTACATGGAATAATATTAAAGTTAATGACGTTAAAAAAATAGGCAGTATTCCATTAGAAAACACTGAAGTAGACGTAACTGATTTAGATTCTTTAGTTGTTGAAACTATTTCTGGTCTTAAAGATTATGGCACAATTGATATCGAAGGCTTCTATACTGCAACTGCAGGACAAATAGCAATGGAAGCTGATGCTAAATCTGGTATTACTAGGGAAGTTGAAATTAATTTGGTTAATCTTGGCAAAAAAGTTCAATTTTATGCTTGGGTAAAATCATTTAAATTCGGTGAAGCTTCACCTAAAGATCCTATTTCATTCACAGCAACCTTAAGAATAACTTCAGAACCTAGTTCATTAGCAGCAGATTTATCAGCATTAACTATTAGTGATGGAACATTAACACCAGCATTTAGTGCTACAAAATACAATTATGTTGCTATTACTACTGCAGCTTCAATGACAATCACACCTACTTTAGCAGATGCAGTTATAACTATTACAGCAAATGGTGTTAGTCAAGTAGTTGCTTCTGGTGTTGCTTCTTCAGCTATTACTTTAACACAAGGTGCAGTTACACCTATAGTTATTACAGTTGCTAAAAATGGCGGAATATCAACGTATACAATCAGTGCTGGTGACTTAGCTTAGTAATTATTAGGGATAAGGTGGTAGAAATACTGCCTTCTTCCCTATTAAATTTAAATTAAATCAGGGGGAAGAATTAAAATGAAGAATACACCATTTATTACTTACAAATTGGATAAAGAAAGAAAAGCAAAATTAAGTACTGAAGCTGAATTTTTAATTGAAGAAAAAGGGATTATATTAAGTAATTTACTAATCGGTGTTAAACAAACTATGGCAGATTTATCAATACCATTCTATAAAATATGTGTTATTTTATGGGCATGTATGGTTGATGAAGATAAATCATTGACACCAATTAAAGTTGGTGACTTAATTAAAGAATATTCAAATAAAATGGAAGCTTTTACAATGGTTTTACAATTAGCAGCAAATGCAATGCCAGAATTAACAGGTAAAACTTTAGATGAATTAAATAGTAATGAAACAGAAGTAAATAACGAAGACCCAAACTAAGTAGCCCTGAAGAAGGGCTAGACTATAATAAACTTATAGAATGGGCCTATTGTAATTTTAATCTATTACCAGAACAAACTTTAAAATATACCAGAAATGAACTAGAACAATTAAGACGTGCTAAAATAAGAAAAGGTGAAATGGAATTAAAACAAAATACCTTACTAGCATGGCAAATTGCAAACTTTTGTTCTATTAGCATATGGGAAGGTGGAAAGAAACTTCCTGATATCAACAAAATAATGAATAAACCTTCTGTACTTGATTCCGTAGAAGAAGAAAGTGATATTGCTAATGAAGAAAAATTAATAAGAATATTAGATGGTATTAAAAATAAAATAGGTGATAATTTAATTACTATACAAGATTCAGATATAGGGGTAGAAGATTAACTTCTATTCCTATTTTTATAAGATAAGGGGGTTGAATATGAATAATGGTAATATTTCAAATGTAAACGTTAATGTTACCAGCACCGGCACACAACAAACAATACAACAACTTCAAAATGTTCAAAATGCCTTAGTTAATATTTCTAGAACACCTGTAAATATTAATATGGGAAATAATTTTTCACAATTAAATAGTGATATCCAAAACATAAATTTAAATACAAATAGTATGTTAGCTTCCACAGCTAGTAGTTTTTCATTATTGGGTTCAAGTATATTGAATTTTTCCAATCGTTTAGGTGGATTAAATTCACAATTAATTCAACAACAAAATATAATGAATACTTCTAGATTAGCTTCAAATGAATTACTTAATTCTATTGGAAGACTTGGTAATAATACAGAAGATAGAAAAGCATATTCTAATATAGTAAATGAAATTCAAAAATTTGAAAAAAGTTTTAGAAATGCTGAAGATGCTGCTGAAGGTTTAAAAGAAAATATTTTAGGAATTGGAAGAAATCTAGCAGGATTGGGTGCTGCTACTGTTTTAGGATTAACTTTAACCGGTATGATTGTACTGTTTAAACAAGGTATTGATTTAACTTCTGATTGGATTCAAGAAGGTGTTAAATATAATACTGTATTAGAAAATTATAGAATAGGTTTTTCTGTTTTAGGTAGTGAAATAGATAAAGTAACTGGACAACAAGAAAGTTGGAACACATCTTTAGAACGTGCTGATAAATTAATGAAAAGTTTAAAAGATTATGCAACTTATTCTACTTTTACAATACCAAATGTTATGGAAGCTGGACAAAAATTAATGACATATGGTATGAAAGAAAAAGATACATTACCTATGATTAAATTATTAGGTGATACTTCACGTGGTGACCCTGAAAAATTTAAAGCACAATCTTATGCTATTGCACAATCCATAACAGCCGGTAGATTAACAGGTGATAATTTAAGACAGTTCCGTGAAGGTGGATTTAATCCATTAATGGAATTGGCTAAATTAGAAGCTAAAACTAAAGGTGGAACAGCAGAACAATATATGCCAGGACTTCAGAAAGATATGGAAGATAAAAAAATTGGAATAGATAAAGTTATTTTAGCATTTCAATTAGCCACTGAAAAAGGTGGTACTTTCTATAAAATGCAAGAAAAAATGGCACAAACAGCAAGTGGCAAATGGGCAACTATCTTAGATAAGTTTGAATCATTCCGTGGTGAAACTACCGCTAAAATATTTGAAAGATATAAATTCTTATTAGATGATGTAATAAATATTTTAGATGATTTAGTAAGTAAAATGGATCCTATTGTTGAAGCTTTTGATGATAAATTAGCACCGGCTATTGAAGATGCATTTAATCAATTATTAAATCTTACAGGATTAGCTGATAGTGAAGATGGAATTCAAGGTTTAGTAGATAATACAGTTATGTGGATAGAAGTATTAGCTGTATCTATAGATACTTTGATGACAGTAGGTAATATTGCTGTTGCCACGTTTGGTGTCTTTGCAACTGGACTTTCTACAATAGCAACTATAATAGCAAATACTGATAATATTTTATTAATGTTTACAACTTCATTTATGGCCGCTATACAAATAGTAGTATTTGGCGTTGCTGGTATGGTTGAATGGGCAGTAGATAAAGTAGCACACTATTTTTCAGTAGTTTTTAATAAATTATCTGAAGAATGGAATAAAATGATGAAAAGCAAAATGGCTGAACATCTTGGAATTTCCAATTGGACTATAGAAACTAGATTTGATGAAAAAGATCCAGGTGATTTTAAAAATAGTTCGTGGGATTTATTACAAGAAACCATTAAAACAAATGAAAAAATAATGAATGATGCTGCAAAAGAAATAGGTGATAGTGCTACATTTAAAATGACTTCATTATTTGCTGGAATTACTAATAATGCTTTTGAAAATTTAGTTGGTAAAGGTTCACAAGATGTTATCAATAAATTATCCGAAATTAAACCTAAACCAAAGAAAAAAGATGAAGATGACAAAAGACATCAATTTGATGTTACAAATGCCATATCAGATGATACTAAAGATGCTGCCGCTGCTGCTAAAAAATTAGCTGATGCTTGGGATGACGTTGCTAAACAAATTGATTCTGCTTTATCTAAATTAGTTGGATTTGATACTGTTTTTGGTAAAATGCAATATGAAAACTTTAGCCCATCTAAATTGAAAGCTAGAATGAATAGATACCTTAAAGAACTAACTAATTGGAATCAAAATCTTAAAGAATTAGAATCTAAAGGTGTATCTTCAGATGTTATAGCACAACTTCAAGAACAAGGTTTAGCTGGAATAGGAATGACTAAAGCTTGGAATAAAGCTTCCCCAGAACAATTAGCCGCTTTACAATCTATGTATTCACAAGTTAAGGGTCAAGCTAGAACTTCAGCAGTTGGGCAAGTAATCATGCAACACACTGGTGAAATCAAAATATTAGGTATAAATTCTGCTGGTGAATTAAAAGTAGTAATAGATTATTTAGCTAAAGATTTAATCAAAGAAAAACGTTCTAATTCATTACTACAACCAACTATAAATGCATTTAAATAAAAATAGTAATATAATATAGGGGATATATATCCCCTTTTTATTATAAGGGGGTTTTAAAAATGTCACAAAGTGTATGGGGAACTATAAATATGCATATTAGAACTTTCAATGCAACACCTACACCAATTACCATTACTGAAACAAAAATAATAGCTGATCCAACAACACCTGATACTAATAATACTGTTTTAGAAAGTACAGGTTATTCTAATAGTAAATATAATTCTAGTGGTTTTTGTTCTATTACAGAATTAGGAAATATAATATCAGCTTATAAAACAAAAACATTACAACAATTAGATGTTTATATTCGTGGTACTATGTTATATTCTGGTGATTGTAGAATAGAATCTTTAAAATATAATACAGATGCTGCTGATGGGTTAGTTAAAATAGAAATTTCATGGATAGGTGAATAATATGCGCAGTGTATCTAATGAAGTAAGAAATGCTTTTGATAATAAAGACTTTAGTGATTATCCTTATACTTGTAAAGTAGTATGGGTTGAAGATATACCTGGTATAGGAACTTTTGAACATACTATTCCTAATGTTAAAAATGTTACTTGGAATAGTTCAGAAGCTAATTTTTCTAATACTGCTAGTTTTACTATGTGTAATGTTAACCCAGATAATTTGAAAGATTTTGGATATTATACGCCACATAGAAATGATTCCACGCATAATAAACCATCTAATGATTGGTTAGGTGTATTAGTGATTAATAAAAAAATAAAGATATATGCAGGTTGGAATGATGAATTATATTGTCAATTTACTGGTTTAATAAATTCAGTTACACCTGATATTTTTTCTGATGGTAGTGAAATGGTAATTGATTGCAACGATATGGGTAAAATTTTAATGGAACAATCAGTTTATTGTGTTGATACTGCGAATGATCCACAATTAACTTGGTCTATTATTTATCCTATCGATACTTCAGTTGTAATTACAGGTTATCATCTGACTTCAGCTGATACTGACCCTTACCTAGAAGATATAGTTAGGGATATATGCATGCGTGCTGGATTTTCAGATAGTGATATAATAACAGATTCAACCGGCATTAGATTAAGCGATACAGTTAACGGTTTTTTTGAATGGGAAAATATGACATGGGATGCTTGTATTAATGAAATTAAAGATTTAGCAATATTTGATTTTTGGATAAATGAAGATGGAAAAGCGATGTTTAAATATCCTACTAATAGGGTTATAGATGTAGTTGGTGAAGCTGTTTGTATGTTTGGTGTTCCACCTGAATGGCAACCACTTTCTAAACCTTTTGCTTCACCTGAAAATATGAAAGTTAGAATTACTGGTGAACAGACACATTATATACGCGGTATAGATTGGGAATGGGATGGTGAAACTAATAGTATAATTAGATTAGAAGATGGTGCAATTGCTGTAGATGAATGGGTTGAAGTAGACTATACAGCGGTTGATTGGTTATTTAAAAATGGACAAAATATAATTAGAATACCATTAGGAATGTCAGATGAAAAAGTATATGGCAGAATTAAAGTTATTGGTGATGGTGGTGTTTATGCCATTGAAAATCTATCTAATGATTTTAAATTATGGGATGGTAGTCAAATATCACCATATAAAATGTTTTCAGTAACAAATGAAAATTTATTAGATGAAGAAGCTTGCACTATTATGGCACAAAGATTAGTTAGGGATATGAAAGAAAAATATATAACAGTTAATGCTGAAGTTATTCCTGTACCAGCATTACAAATGAAAGATGTTATACAAGTAGTTGTTTATGGGTTAATAGGTGAAGCATATATTATAACAGGACAAAATTTTACTTTTGATGCTGGAAATCAATCTTTAAAACAAACAATCACATGTCATCATTACAGTTATGCCCAACATTAATTAAGTAATATTATATAAGGTGGTGGATAAATGAAAACTTTTAATAATCAACTTGAAGATATAATGACTAGAAAATTAGGTGCTTATGATATAAAAAGTAAAAAATGGATTAATGAAAGAATATCAGTTAATTTGACACCTGATGCTAATGTTATTACTTTTTATAATTTAGGAAATCCAGCTGGAAAAGTTGGCGAAATAGGTTGGGTTAAAGATGTAACTAATTCTTGGTATGAATTTGGTTTAGGATTTGGTGCTGGTGATGGAAATGGTGGTAACCGTGGTTATATAACTAAAGATACTAATTCATTAAATCTATATTATACTGGTTTATTATCTGCGGGTGAAGTTGCTGGTATTGCTATTTATAAAGATAAAATAGAATGTACGCATAAATTAGTTGTAAATGCCAATTTAGTGGATGAATTTATAGTAGATGCTACAAATTGGAATGCAAAAGTAACAAAAGCACAACTTGAAGATGGTAATAATAATTATGAAATACCAAAAGCTAATCTTAAAGGAACAGATGTAGCATATTGGGATGCTGGTGGTTCACAAAATGGTTTGGCTTTAAGTTATTATAATTTAATTAATACTGATTTAGGTAAAAGTGCAGCCTTACCAACTGATATTACTATGGGTTCATTCGGTATAAGGGCAACAGCCACAGGTGGCACTAGTTATGCCCAATTAGATTATCGTGGGTTGTATGTATATAATGGTGCAATACAAATTCAAAATGGTTCTGGTAATACTGTATTAAATTCTAATGGTATATATGCTGATTATATAATAGGTTCTACTTTAAGTACATATAATTTTACTGGTGGAACTAATTATTATATTGAAATGTCGAAACAAATGATGAAATATAAAGAAAGTTCTTTAATTAAAATGGCACAAGGTTTCTTACCCGACCATACAGGAACTAATGTACCTATAACTATTTATGGGGCTGGTGCCGGTAATGATTCTTCAGTTGCTAAAGGTTATATAACTAAAACTGCCGATGCTTTCAATATGTATTATATATCAGATACTAATTCAGCACAAGGTATATCTATTAAAGCAGATGGAATTTATTGTACTTCTGAATTAAAATTAAATACAGCTTTAGCTTCAACTTATTTAGCGGATGGTTCTACTTTCATTAATAAACTTCAAAAAATGAATACTTCAGGGAATTTTGGGGTAGGATTATCTGGGAAACGTATAGAATTATCAGATACTTTAATAAGTAAAAATTCCAGTGGGCAAAATAATGGGTTATATTGTGATCCTACTTATTCAGATTTAATTTTATATTATAATGGCAATGAAGTTTTTAAAATTTATAATAACGTAGATGGAACTTATTCAGCATATATAGCTAATAATAGAATAGGATATGGTAGTTCAACTACTTTTTATCCTACTGGAAACTGGAATTTTACTGGTGCTACAGTTAGTAATTTATCTGTGACTGCACGGTATGGTTAATTTAAGGGGGTTTTAAAATGGCTTTGCAACAAAATATATCATACAAAGGATTAAATATTGATAATACTTATATAAAAATTGTACATGTAGATGGAAATAAAAATAATATAGGGTTTAATGTAGAATATTATGTTTCTAAAACAGCAGCTGATTTGGACATTAATAATGAAAACTATTTATTTATTAGTAAGATGTATTATTTTACACCAGATTTAAATTCAGAATTAAATATGTGGCAACAAATGTATAATTATTTAAAAAATGAAATTGATGAATTTAAAAATTCTATAGATTGTTAATATAATATTTAAAAACACTAGGGGGATTTTAAAATGTCAAAATCAAGTTATCGTTTAATTTATCATCAAATTTATTTACAGAATCATCCAGAAATATTAGAAATACCAGAAGGTTATGTTATACATCATAAAGATTTTAATCATGATAATAATAATCCAGAAAATCTAGAAATGTTAACACGTGCCGAACATAATAAAATTCATCGTGCTTTTGATAAATCAAGTTGGAATATTGGTAAAAAACATACAGAAGAAACTAAAAAAAAATTATCTGAAGCTGCAAAAGGCAGAAAACATACAGAAGAAACTAAAAAAAAATTATCTGAAGCTAAAACTGGCATTCCTAACCCTAAAATGCAAGGTGAAAAACATCCTAACTATGGAAAGGAATCTTATATGAAAGGTAAATATCATTCAGAAGAATCTAAAATTAAAATTGGATTAGCACATATAGGTAAAGAACCACCAAATAAAATTAAAATAACAGAAGAAATGGTAGAACACGTAAAACAAAATAGATCAATTAAAAAATTTAAAGAAGATTTTGGTTTTGGACAAAAGGTTTATGATAGAATTAAAAATAACTACCTTAAATTACAATCAGAATTTTCAGAAGCTATAGATGTATAAGGGGTGTTAAAATGCCATTACCTTTAAATAAAGAACAGTTATTAAAAAAACAAGAACGTGATATAAAACGTAAAGAATATTTAGAATATTTAGAAAAAAAAGGTAAAAAAGTAAATAAAGGTAATAAAAAAAGAAATGGTTCTAGTGGTTCTAGTAGTTCTGCTTCATGTAGTTCTATATTAGATACTGGTGGATTAGTTAATTCCAGTGGTTCTGTTTGGTCTGTTAATGCTTTTATTACTAGTGCTATTTATTTAAAACCAACACAAATTGGTTTTGATACTTTTAATGCAATTTGTTCTTACCCAGTTGGTGATTGGAATAATGGTATTTCAGAAACTTATCAATATATAACTTATTATGAATCTAGAATGGTCACTTCAACTGTTTATGATGATGCAAGTTTTGATTCTGCTTGGGTTTCTGGTACTACTGTAGGTACCGTTTATGGTAGTGATTCTAATTGGACTACTTCTTATTCTTCTTCAGTTGGTGTTGGTACTTACGTTCATAATACACCAGTTTGTGCTAACAATTATCAATATCAAATGCTGACTAAAGTAAGTTTTACTAATAATATAAATAATATATACGGACAAAGTTATAAAGCAACTTGGAAAAATTGGTCTGGACAAATTTATTTAAGTACTTTATCAGCACCTTCTGTAAGTTTTAATCAAACAACTAATGATTTTACTATAAGTGGTGCTAGTTCTAGTACAGCAAGATGTGTAGAATTTAATAGACCTTCTTATACACCTTATTCATCTTATTTAACATCTGAAGAAACTGATATATGTTATAACTGTGCTGTTCGTGACCATGAATGGGGAATATATTATGGACAAACACAACAAGCTTTTGACTTTACTTTATGGGATATAGGTTCTTATTCTGTTAAATTAACTTATGCTTCTGCACACCCTTCTGGAACTAGAACTAGATTTAGTAATGCTTTAAATAATTGGATTTCAATTATGAATTCTGCTATTAGCGGAAGTGGTATTAGTTTTTATAGGGATGATAGTGATTCTAACCCTGATATTTTAGTAGAAACTAAAAGTAATGCGGACATGGGTGCACCTTCTGGTTATATTTATGGTGGTTTATGGGAAAATAGTACAAATGCTAATGGTTGGATTTATCACGCTTATATAAGAATTAATTATGAAACTTCTTATTATGATGATATTTGGACAAATGTAGAAGCTATATTTACTGAAGAATTAACAGAAGCTTGCGGTTGTGGTGGTGATTTAACTACTAGGGCAGATTGTATTAACACTGATTTTAGTTGGCATGGAAAAAGTAATGGTGGATTTAATACTATAGATTCACATATTCAAAATTTTTTATATAATAGTGATATTTATATATGTGTTGGAACTGATTCTGAAGACCTTGCAGTTCAGATGAATCCTAGTAATGGTTTTACTTGGACTAATACAACTACTACAGATGCTTATTGGATGTTACCTAGTATAAGTTATAATTTAAGGGTTTGGCAAGCTAATAGTAGTAATTATTATTCTGTAGTTCCTTCTTATAGTCAAACATTCACACCAATTAATTATCCAACTATGACTTCAGCACCAGTTTTAAGTAGTAGAACACAAACTAGATTAGATTTTACTTGGACAGGAACTAACGCTGATTGGTATACTTTAGCTTATAGTTTAGATAATAGTACTTGGAAATATATAGAATATATAAGTAATCCAACTTATTATTTAAGTTCAGTTTCTATAGGTTCAGATTTTAAAGCTGGACAAACTTATTATGTTAAAGTTAAAGCTGGCAGTAATTATAATAAGCCTTCTTCAGCTTATAGTAATACTTCATTAGCTACTTCATTACCTTCAGTTCCTACTGGATTAACTGTTAATCCACAAGTTAACCATACCTGTGATGTTGCTTATACTAAAGGTATTTCAAATTCTGGTTATACTGTCACAACTGATATAGATTGGACTAATAATACTGGAAATTGGGGTTCTATAGAATTTTCAGCACAAAGTGGTAGTAGTTATAATATTGATGTGGGAAGTTATACTTTACCTTATTTTAGGGTTCGTTCACAAATAACTGTTAGTGGAACTACTTTATATTCAGATTGGTCTTCAACAGTAGCTTTAAATCTTACTTATCCTGAATTATTTAATTACGTTCCGGTAAGTCAACCTAGTAATAGTTTATCCGTAGATGTAAGTTGGTCTAGTAATATTTATGCTACTAGTTATGAAGTAAGTTGGGGAACTGACCAAGTAAATTGGACTATTATAGAAGTTTTTGGAACTTCGACTAACGTTGGTGTTGGTAGTGAAGGTAATAAATATTTTAGGGCTAGATCAAAACGAAACGTAAATGGATGGATAACTTATTCAGTTTGGCGTTTAGCAACACCTTATCCTATAAATGTAGTTTTAAATCCTAGACCAACTAATTTTACTTGGGTAAATACACCAGTAAGCGGAAATGCTATAAATTTAAAAGCTAGTGATGTTAATAATTTAAGAAGTAAAATTAATGAATTCAGGGTTTATAAAGGCCTTAGTAATTATGATTTTGCTTATAATGCTATAGTAGGTAATATTATATATGCTTCAGAATTTAATGAAATTAGAACAGCTTTAAATGCTTTATCTGCTTATTTTACAGGCGGAAATACTGTTGTAAGTGCTAGAAGTTCGGGTAATAATATAGCGGCAGCTGATTGGTTATCCTTAAGTAATTCTTTAAATTCTATAGCGTAAAATATAGTAATATTATATATAAAGTAATAAGGGGTGTAATTATGAAACTGGAAGACGTAATTAAGGAAATAGAAGAATTAAGAAATAAAATACAAGATTTAGAATCTAGGATGGATAAAAAAGACATTGAAGTTTGTCAGTTAATAAAGGAAGTGGATGACTTGAAGGTAAAATTAAATACTATAGAATTAAATACACAAACTATTATCGAAATTAACAACAAACAAGATACTAAATTGGATAATTTGCTTAATAAATTAATTGATTCTACGATTGAAAATAAAAAAATTGAAACTACCGGTGAAGTTGAAAATAAAAAAATAGAAACCCAAGGTAAGGTAGAAATTAAAAAAATAAAATGGGATTTTTGGGTTAAAATTTTTTCAGCTGGTGGTGCTGGTGTAATAGTAATTGAAGTTATTAAAAAACTATTAGGATTATAAAATAAAGGGTGTTGGTTATTATATTTACAGGTTTCAATAAAGAACAAGCTTTATCAGTGGTTAAATGTTTAAAAAATAGTAAAGACGTTCGTGATCAACAAATGTTAGCCATATTAACTGCAAAATTTAATTTTATTTTAGGCATAGATTATTAAGGGGGTTTGAACCAAATGACACTTTGGGGAATCTTATGGAATAAAGATAATAGTTATTACTTTATATTAGAAGATGCTTCAGGATGTCACTGGTTACAAACCTGGTATGTTCTAGTTAAGTGGGAAGAAAATGATAAAGATAATTATAAGAAATTTGATTGGAAGGTGATTTAAGTGTTACCAATTGTAAAAAAACAAATAGTACAAAATAGAACTAGGGTTTTTAATCGTAAAATTGATTTTATCGTTATACATTATACGGCGAATTATAGTGCTGGGGCTGGTGCATATACCCATTTTGATTATTTTAATAACGCTTATCGTGGTTCAAGTGCCGATTTTTTTATCGATGATAAAAATATTTTACAAATTAATGATTACAAATTATATCGAAGTTGGGCAGTTGGAAATGGAAAAGGTGAACAAGGAATAACTAATGATAATAGTATTTCCATAGAAATTTGTGTGAATCAGGATTCAGATTTATCAATAGCAATTAAAAATACCATGGAATTAACAGCATATTTAATGAAAGAATTAAATTTAGGAATAGATAAAGTAAAAAGACATTATGATTGTGGTGGTGATTGGAAACTTTGTCCATTATTCTACTGTGGTAGTCCAGAAAAAGATAACGAATGGAATAATTTTAAAAATAAGGTGGTGCAAGAACTTATGAAAGATTACAAACAAATATTATCTGAAAGTGGTTTATCTAATCCAGAAAAATGGATACAAATTATTACTGATTTAGAATCTGGTAAAATTAATCTAGAAGATATTAATTATTTAAAGTTTTTTAAAGCGCTTATAGAAAAAATAGGAAATAAATAATGGATGAAATCTGGGATTTTCTATTTCTATTATTTCTGAACGAAGGTATTTCATTAGAAACCAAAGAAGAAGTATGGAAGTTTTTTGAAAGTTATATTATAATGCAAAAACTAAAATAGGAAGGTGATAGAATGGATAATGAAGAAATATTAAGATTATACAATAAATTTACAAATTCTAATTTAAAAATTGAAGATATTAAAATTGTATATAATAATTTTAATACGGTGCAAGAACATTTGGAATATATTAATAAAGAATTCGAACAAGATGAATTAGAAGCTGATGAAGATATAAAAAATGGAAGACTAACTAAAGAAATGGAACCTAATGAAGTTATGGATTATTTAAATAGTTTAAAGAAGGTGATAAATAATGGCAGCAAAGAAACCTAGTAATACCAAGGTTAAAGTTAAAGAAATAAATCCAGTCGTATCTAGTAGCGAATGTGAACGCTGTGAAAATAAGTGTGATAAATACATCGCTTACACTGAAAAAATGAAAACCGGGAAGCCTGGTTTTGGAATTATATGTAAGAAATTAAAAAAGGGGGTAGCTTAATCGCTACCCCCTTTATTTTTTTATTCTGTTAATTTATTCATAATTTTTTGACTTTCAAGTATTTCTAAATCTTGTAGAATTTGTTCTACATATTCATCTGGTATATTATTTATATATTCCATTATTTCTTGTGGATCTTTTGATATAAATTGAAATAATATTAGTAATCTCGTTTGTTTATGTATTTCCCATGGTTTCCCTAAATTAATCATTTTAATTATTCACCTTTTTTTTATTCTTCTGTAATTATTAATTTTGCAGTTATTTCAGTATTCATTACGTGAACTAAAGAATTATAACCCCAAATTTGACTTTTACTTTCTTTAGTTCTATATATTCCTTTTTTACTATTTCTACAAAATACTATATTATCATGTTCATATTCATCATAATAACTTTCTATTTCATCATTTAATTTACACATCATTATGATTGATTCTATTTCATCCCATTTTTTTCGTTTAATTAGTTTTTCTAATTCACCTTCGTGAAATGGTTCATATCCATACATAAATTCTAATCTTTTGTATCCATCTTTAAATTTAAAAGTTATTATTTGTTTACTATTAATACTATCTGGTGCCATCTTTATTCCCCTTTTAATTTTTTATTAATTTCTTCTAATAGATGTCTATTATAAATTATTTCGCTTAGTATTAGAAACAACATACCAAATAAATATTTAATATAAATAGGTGCACCTATTAACATTCCAATAGGTGGTAATATTATTACTAATCCACCCAACATAAAACTTGCTAAAGCCATAAACCATGTAATTCCCATTTTATTCTTCCCCCAGAATTTTATTCATTATTAAATATGATTCATATTCTTCATAATTTTTTGCTTTATTTATTAAATACATTTCATTATTAATTTTTATTTTATAATAATTAATCATATAATTTTGTATCTTTGGATTTAATTTAAAAAATATCCATGATTTTAAATTTTCAAAATGTATTATTTGTTTAATTAAAATTGTATCACAATTTTTATGTTCATTTTCAAATTTTAATAATTCTAATTCAGTTCCATTATTAAATTTTTCTATAATGTCATCAAAAGTTATATTTTTGGTTATTTTTTCAATATTATTGGAAAATTCTTCAAAGTTTAAATCACCACAATTTACATTTACTTCCATATCAAATTTTATAGGAAACATTTTAATCTTCCCCTTTATTTAATTTAGTTAATAATTCTAATAATTTAGGATTGTCTTTAAATAAAGTCATTAAAGCACATTCTAAACAAATAACTTCTTTTTCTGCTAATTCTATAGGTAATGAATAGGTGATCCCGTGCAATATTTCATGTAATAAAGTTGACACTTGTTCTTCCTTAGGTTGTTTAGCATCGATTTTTATTATATTAGTAAATTTATCTATTTGTCCTAATAATGTCGTATCATTTTCATCTTTAAAGTCTTCTTTTAAATATTGTATTTCATATATTTTATTAAATATCTTTATTTTTTTAAGCATATTTTATTCCCCTTTGTAGAATTTAATTATATTTACTTTACCAGTAAGAATTTCAACTTCTAATTCATTATCTATCAATTTACCCGTATATTTTTTAATTATTCCTTCTTCTGAATCAATATAAAATATTTGTTCTTCTTTTAAATTTAATTGATTACCATTAAAATAAATATTAAAGTCATATCCTTGTTTTTTAAAGTCAAAATATCTTTCAACATCTAATATCATTTAATCCCCATCCTTTTTAATTTTTAAAAAAGTTTCTATTATTTTTTTATCAATTTTTTTTGGTAATATAACTTCCATTAATTCGACTGCTTTATCCATTTGTTTCATATCTAAATAAAACAATATTTTATTACTACACTTTTTAAAGCTTTGTTCTAATATTTTATTTAAATTACGATAATAATTTAATATTAAAATAAAAATTAAGGCTAATATTATTAAAATATATTCCATATTATTCCACCTTCTTAGTTAATATTTTTTTAATTTCTAAAAATTCTTTACTTTTCGTATCTAAGGTTTCACCTTTAAGTATGTTAAATATATATTTCTTTTGTTCTTCTGTTAATAATGGTAAATACTTTTTAATTTCACCAAAAGTCAATGTATTATCTTTTGCTTCTAATTCCCATTGGTCATCTATATTCCAAGTATATCCTAAATTTTCCCAATAATCTGAATTTACATTTAATTTATGTCTTATTATTGTATAAAAATATTTAAAAAATTTATTTCTGTGAATATTAGTTTTATCTTCAATAACTTCTAATAATTCTTCCCATGATATCGGCATACTAAATTTTGGTAATTCTAATATAATTAATTCAAATATTCTGGATTTACTTTCATTTAAATCATTAGAACCTTTAATTATGGAATATATCATGTTATTAAAATTCTTATCATAGTATATTTTTTCATATACTTGCATTATAACAGGATATTCTTTATAGATTTTACCTAATATTAAATTCCTTTTTTCATAATACAATGGATTGTTTTTACTTTTTCTTACTTTTTTTAATTCCCTAACTAAAGATTCTAAATGATCCATAATGATTACCCCCTAAAATAAGATAAGATACGTTTAAAAAATAATTTTATTTTTATTTTTAGGCTAAAATTACCTGCTATTTTACCTAAATTTTCTACTGTTCCATCAGCCCTAGTAATAACCGCTGTTATTTCATAATTAGTTTTCGTTTTCGTTTGAAACATTACTATCACCTTCCTGTAATTCTTCTAATATTTGTATAGCACCTTGTAATCTTAACATTTGTTGTTTTAATTCTTCCGCATAATTTAAAGTATCAATTCTGATTTTGTTAACTTGTTCTAATTGTTGTTTTAATTCTTCTGATTTTTTTTCAAGGTCTATTACTTTGTCATGATTTACCATTTTCATTTATTTTTCCCCCTAATATAAATTATTTTTTACTAAATATGTAAGTATTAAAGCAATCGCATCAGTCACATTATTATCTACGTCTTTCAGATGATATTCTTCTTTTAAGATCCGGAATACCAAATCTTTATCTTTTTCTTTTTCACATTTTACTTTTCCTTTATCTTTACCACGGGTTATTAATTTATTTTTAATTTCAGGTTCATATTGTGGAAATAGTTTTTTAATAGTTGCTTTCATTGTAAGTGTGTGTATTATTTCTAAGTTGTAATTGTATTTGAAAGCTAAAGAATGTATTATGCCACGAATTGTGCCTAATAGTTTAACCGTTTTACCATTATTGCCTATATAAATGTCTTCAGTAATAAAGAAATCAGGTTGATATTTTTCAATTATTTCTATATATCTTAAATACAAATTCTTCAAATGTTCAAATTCTGATATATTTTTAATCCTTTTTATTGTTTCTTTATGTATTAATATCTTTTCTTTGTTTATATTTGTTTCAATAATAGCTATTCCAGAACCTTCTGAACTAGCATCTATAGCCATATATATCATCTTTATTCACTGCTTTCTGTTAATTTATACATAATGTATTCAGATTCTAATTCTTTATTGTTAAGTAATATTTTTTTTCGATTTTCAAGAAAGGAAATTGTTTGATTATTATTTCTTTCAATACAACTTTGAATTAAATTGTCAATCCACAATATTGCTTCTAATCCTTTTAATTCTTTTGATTCTTCTATTTTAATCACCTACTAATTTATTCATTATTGCTTTTTTATATCTTTTTTCAAATTTAGGTTCTTTTAATAATTCTTCAATATCGGTTATTTCATATTCTTTAATCCTATAACAACCATTACCGCCCGAAGAATTATACATATTAACAGTTTCATAAGCATCTTTTTCTTTTAAGAATACATGTTTTATTATATTTCCATAATATAATAAATATATATTCATTTAATTATCACCACCTATACTTGTAATACATTAACTTAGGTTATTTATTTCTTTTCTTTTATTATTCCTTTAAATCTTTTAATTTCTGGAAATGTTAATCTTACAAATCCTGTTATTCCGTCTTTATTCATTTTTGTTTTTTTACTTCTTAAAAAATTTACTAATTCTTGGCTATTCTGAATATAAGCGAATCTTACTATTTCTTTAGTTTCATCTGTCCAACAATATAAATTATAATTACCTAAGAATTGATCCATTTTATCTAATTCTGTTTTACAACCTTCACGGTAAGATCTAAATGTTATATCTTGATACTTTAATTTATCTGGTTTTCTTACCCTTAATCCTATTTTTATTTCTTCATTATTAATTTTAATAATAATATCTGTACATTCTTTAGTATCTTGTTGTATTGTTGTTATTTCTTCATGTAAATCTTCAACCTGATAAATATACTTTAAAATATTCAACTGTTCCTGAATGTAATAATCTGCCCATTCCCTTTGTGTTCTGTAATTTTCTACCATATAAATTACCTTCCTTTTACTTTTTATTTATTAGAATTATTGTAAATCTTTCTAAATTGATACAATAAATTAATAGTTTTGTTAACAGATAAATAAAAATAATTTACTTGAATTGTGTTATAAGTGCATGTCCATCTATATTCATCCCTATTAGCATTCCAGGATATTCTGGTGATGTGTTTATTATCTTCTATAATATTATGTTTGTTTTTTAAAAAAGCTTCAAATAATAAATCACGGCCATCTTCTAACAATTCAATTACATCTTGTTTACTATAAATTAAATATTCATTCCTATTACCCATTTTGTTATTTTCCCCTTAACTATTAATAAATTAATTTAGATATTTTATTATATAATTTAAAAAAAATTTTTATATATATTATTATATAAAAAAAAGCCCGGATTTTTAATCATCCGGGCTAATTATTATTAAATTAAATGTTATAAATTAAATTGAATTATATAGATGACCAGCCATCTTTATCTTCTAATGAATCAGCAAAATCTTCCATTTCTTCCAAAGCTGCATCGTCTATATCTATACTATATACATCTGTTTTACTTCCACCTAAGTTTTCACCATCTCGTGTTTTGATAAATGAATTGATATAAAAAGTTATTCCTTTGTTAAGTTTAGCATTATAGAAATAAGGGTTTAAGTCTACCATACCATAACATCCTGAATAAATATCATTTGGTTCAGCTGGCAATCTTATAATTTTACCTTCTTTTTTATAAGCTTTAATTACTTGGGGTGCCTTTTTATTTTTTACCGACATGTAATACGAGTTTTTAAGGCATTCAATAGGATTTCCATCGGCATCTTTAGCTAAATCACCATCTTTAAGTTTGTCTAGTTTTATACCTTTAGTTTCTTTAGCCCCAAAATCTTGTGTTGCTTTATCCAAAGTCATCTTGAACATTGTATTCAAAGCGTCTAAAGCTTCTTTATTATCTTTGCTGATAATAATTTGCGTTGAATATTCTAGTTCACCCTGTAGATTTTCTTTCGGTTGTAATAGTGATACCCAATTAACCCTAACATTTTTTAACATTCCCATATTCTTTTACCATCCTTTTAATTAATTTAAAGTTTTTAGTTACATTTATATAATACGTTGAACGTTTATTTTTTATAACACTTTTTATTATTTTTTTTTATTTTTTTAAAAAAAGCTGCTTTACCATATTTTATTTTGTCGTGTAAATGTCTTTTTACGTAATCTATAAGCAATTCTGCTTTCTTGTAATATCCTTGTTCATGCCAGCCCATTCCATCAAAATTTAGGTGCCAAAGTTCAAATAATATATTGGATATTGTCACCTTATAAATTTCACCTTGATACTTTATTTTAACACATTCATCTTCGGTTCCTTCATCAATAAATTCATTAAATATTCCATTTTCATTTAATAGTTTAACTAAAGTTTTTAAATTATTCATGTTCGTCACTTCCTTTATTATTTAATATAACTATACCATATTTTTTATAATAAGTAAATGATTATTCAATTAATTTAGCCATTATTTTGTAAGGTTCTATTAAAGCGTCTACTAATATTAAAGCCCTACCAAAATCTTCTACTTCAATGTCCCTAAATTGAATACATATTTTAATGGCATCACTTCTATTAAATCTTCCTATTAAATAATTACTAAAAAAGTGTTTATTCAAATATTTTAGGGTCATAATTAATTTTGTATTACTACTATATCTTAGATAAATATTGCGTTTATTTTCTGTTTCACTAAAATGTTCTTGTAAATATAAAAATACTTCATCCCCTGGGTTTCTATTTATATTATACATCATTTATACCCCCTGTTAAAATGTCTAATGTATATTCAGCCATAATTTTATCATATTTATAATTAACTACTTTTTCTTTTAATTCAGCTATACTTTTATATTTATCCCTGTTTTCAACTTTAAATAATTCTTGATAATATATTACATCATAAAAATATTTTTCAACATCTTCACATATAGTCTTATAATATTTTACATAACTATATTCATTATCACTATCATATTTATTCATTAAATAACATAATTTTTTAGCTTCTTCTTCTTTTTCTATCATACATAATATTCCTTCTTTATTTTTAACTATATACATTTATACATACCATCCTTCTTTATTGTTAATCAATTTATATATTATATTGATCTAAAAAGTCTTTATCATTATACATCCATTTTTTATTAATATGATTAAAAATCACTTCATCATCTATTTCAGATAAATAATTATCCCAATATAATTTTACTTCTTTTTGAATTTGTTTAATTGCATCAATAGTTTCTTCATAATGTTTACTTCCGGGTTTATAATGATAAAAATAAAATACAGAATTACCTTTACAGAAATCACCTAAGCTATGTAATAAATCTGATTGATGTTTAGTTATATTGTAATATACATTAATACTATTATAAATATCATAATTATATTCCCCTAATTGTTTCATAGCTTCTTTGAAATCAATATTACTAATATAAAATCCACAAATATTTTCAAAAGTATGTTTCCATCCATAAGATGAAGTTTTACTAGATATATTATTTTTATTTTTATAAGGTGTAAAGTAGTTTTTTAATATTTTTTTTAATAATTCCATTTGTTCTTCTTTTAAAGTTAAATATTCTGTTTCACTTTTAGGATAATTTATACTTTTCATTATTATTCCCCTTTATTCTATTAATTTATCAATTATCATTTCACTTATTAATTTTTCACTATTATCTATACCTTTTTGTTTATCTGTAAAATATAATTCTAAATCTAAAAATTCATAGTATCTTTCTATCATTTCTTTTTCATTTTTATTTTTTGCTATATCCATAAAACAATTTATTAAAAATTCTTTTAGATTAAAATTTATAGGTCTAAGATGTGAATATTTTTCTTCTAATTTTCTAATATTATTAAATTTATTTTCTAATATTTCAGTTTTTTCTTTCTTTAATTTACATAAATCACATGTTTTACAAAAATTACATTTGTATCCACCACTATAATTTTTCATTATTAAATCAATTCTTTCATTAATACAAATATCTTTTTTAATTTTATCCTTTCTACATCCTGTACATTCATTTTCTATCTTTTCTTTAAGTTCCATACGCATTGAATTTTTTACCGAATTCTTGAATTCCATTTTTAAATCTTCATCTTTAAAATTCATCTTTATTCCCCTTTTAAATTTATACCTTTAGTTGGATAATTACTAAAAATAAATACTTTGGCGTCAGTTCTGGTTGTTCTGGATCTTCCTATAAGTTGTGTTAGTTCTTTATCTATTAGGTAAGTTTCTATTTCCGCTAATTTAGGGTCTGAAAAAGTATAATAAATAAAATCAAAATCATTTAATTTTTGTTTTATTTTATTTTTTTTAATATTTGTAATTGGAATATCTAATCCTGCGGCTATAGTAAAAATAGCGTTATCGTGTTTTCTGGGTGTTCCTATTATTGCTATATCTTTACCTTTTAATATATCATAGCCTTCACTATTCCAAAAATGAATTTGTGGATGTATTGGTTTATTTATATATTGAAATATATTTTTACCTTTATCCAATCCCATATGTGTTAATATTATCACATCTTCATTTAATAGAATATCATTAATTTTTTTGGCTTTTTTAATACATTCACTATTATCTTTATTTTTTAATGTTAAATCACTTTTGTTTAAATTCAATAAAGGATATTGTATTAAATTTTCATTTCTGTAATTATAGTCAATGTTTTTAAAATCAAATCCGAGGTGTTTAGCCATTTTGCTATTAATGGTTGCTGAAAATAAAAATATACGATTATGATCAATTATATTTTTCTTTATTATCCTTATTACATCGGCTTTATTTTTATCTACTTCCATCCTAAATTTGTTAATTACTAATTCTATTTTAGGTTTTTCATCATATATTTTATCACTGAATATATGATGAACAGGATATTGAATATCCGGATATTGTTTATAGAAATAATTACTGAATATATTTTTAAGTTCTTTAATTTCTTTAAAATTAAAATCTGAAATATATTCCATCCAATTAATAGTTTTTTTACCACTTAAAATGAATTCATAAATTTTTTGTATTTTATCAGTCAGTTCTTTGATATAAAATCCACCTGGAATAATTAAATTTATTAATTTTTCTAAATCACTTAAATAAATAGTTTCTTCTTTAATAAATATATTTTCGGTTGGATCTTCATCAATATAAATAACCCCTATATCCATATTATTTATTTTTCTGGTTCTAATTAAATGGTTTAATTTTGCATGTGTGCATAAGATTATTTTATCATTACATTTTTTAATAATTTCTTGATTATTTAAATAATCTTGATGAATATTAGGTTTAGGATATTTATTAACTATATTTTTCCAAAAATTACTGGCTTCCCATACCATTCCTTTATTTACTAAAGAAATATATTCATCTTCATCAGATTGTGATAATAGCGGCGGAATTTTTAAAGAAATAATATAATTATTATTGCCATTTTTTAAAAATCTTTGGGCTATTTCTTCAATTAAAGCATGGGTTGGTGCGCATAATATATCATTTGGTTTGGCTATTTTTATCATTATTTCTGTCTTACCTACCCCCGTTGGTGCGTTTATAGCATATTTAAAGTTCATATTTTGATAATTATTCATAATAAAATCATTTAGTTCTTTGCTCGCATCATCAATAGTTTCATTGTATATTTTTTCACCTAAATATTTTATATTGATTACAGGTTTTTTTTGAAAGAAATCTAAAGGTGTTCTGTTATTTCGAATACAATGATTACATTTTTTACATGAAATACATTTATATTCTTTGCTTTTCATTGTATCAAAATTATTTAACCATATATCCGGGTCATAAGCCTGTGTTCCATTAACTTTTTGGTTTAAATATAATAATTTTTCCCATTCTATTCTACCGTTTTCAACGTTAGTATAAATGGTCATTAACATCTGCATATCTGAGAAGCCTAAAGAATAGTCTTGATTATTCCATTTATCTAATAAAGGGCATTTACCATTGTAAGTGTTGGAATAATTACTTGGTGTTGTTCTAATTGGTGTTATTAAATGATAATATGAATTATATAATACTTGAAAATCTGTATGTTGGAAAGCTGGTGGTTTGCCAAAAGTGGATAAATCCTGATAAATATCGGCATCAAAGAATACTAATTTATTAGGATTATTAGTTCCAAAGAATACCCTACATAAATCACTACAGCTTTTATCACATCCTATGTCCGTATCTTTAGGAAATAAATTCATCAATTGGTATTGATACCATTTAGCTTCTTGATAACTTGTAATAGGTTTTTCTAATTTAAATACATATCTTCTTTTTGGCAATTCTACCGTGTGGCCCATGGTTTCATAAATAAAGAATGGTGTTAGATTATTATCTTTTAGAATTTTATCTACTTTATTAAAATTAATTATTATTTCAGGATATATTTTATTATTCACTATTTTTTCTTCTTGTGAATCAAAATCTAATCCTAATAACCATTGTTCAGTCCAACATTTTTCTTGTTTACGATATATTATCTTATAAAATTCATTAAATGTGGAATAGTCATCATTTAATATCGATTTTTTTAATTTTTCATCCCATTTAGTGTGTATTTCAAATAATGGATTGTAAATTGGGATATTTTGGGGTGTTAGAATTAAATTATTACCATCTTCAGTTTTAATAGGCGTGTTGCATACTGATGGAATAAATACATCACCATTTAATATTGAATCACAAAAATCTTCTGGTGTTATTTCCAAGTTTCGTGCATCTGGTTTCCATAAAGCATTTACTACTGATCCCGTTTTAATTTGTTTTTTATTTTTAAATCCTGGATGAATTATATTGCATTTAAAGGTTTTAGCCATTCCGTATTTTACCCCCTATTTATGTGGTTTTTAATTTCAACAATATCTTCTTCTGTAAATATGAATGTTGATCCTATTTTTTGTGGTTTTACGATTCCTTTTAGAATCCAATATCGTATAGATTGAACGCTAAATCCTACTTCTTTTGCTACTTCTTTAATACTTTTAACTAACATTAAAATCATCACCTTTTATTTATTTTTTATTATTATATAAGATATATAGATCTAAATTAACTTTTTATTATAGCTTTACTAAAATAAGTTTACTAATGTATATGTTTTTTTTCATGTCCTATATTAATATATAAGACATGAACATAAATTTCTTACTTTAGTAAGGGTTTACTAAAATAAGTTTACTAATGTATATGTTTTTTTTCATGTCCTATATTAATATATAAGACATGAACATAAATTTCTTACTTTAGTAAGGGTTTACTAAAATAAGTTTACTAATAAATTAAAAAAGGCTTATAAAAAGCCTTTTAATAATTTTTGTCTTATTTTTTGTCTTAATATTTCAGCATCATTTTCATCTTTAATTATCTTTGCTATTTCTTCCCTGATAATTTCTTCTTTATATTGCTGTTTGAAAGCTTCCCAGGCTACATATATTACTTGTTCTATACTTGTATAGCCATGTTCTGTTCTAAAATCCCACATTTCTAACCATATATCTTCATCCCATAACCTTACTGTTTTGAAAGGATTAGCCATAAATATCACCACCTTTATAATAATACTAAAAATGGGGTTCGAAAGTCACTAGATTACGGATCGATTTTTGAATTAATCTATATGCTACAAAATGTGTCACAGATCGAATGTTTCTATCAAATGATTGTGGGGTTTTTAAATGAAATACTATTTACTTTTTAAATAAAATATAAATTAGAAAAAGGCTTGTAATAAGCCTTTTTCCATCTAATCTATTTTAT